CTTATCCCAAAAATCCTGCCCAGGCTGCTACTAATGGAAAAACAGGTACAAATTTAGGGAATATGTTGAAAAAAGGATTTGATAAGGTTAAAGGATCAGCTAAAGCAGCAATGCAACATCCCAAAAAATCCTATAAGCCTGGTGTAACAAATCTTAAATCTATTTCCGAACAGGCTCTACATGATTATATGTCTTCAGCAGCATCAGCTATCAATCTATCAGAAAACAAGATAACAATAACCCGTGATCTTGTGATGTATATCGCTGAACATGAAAATAACCATCTATATGAGAGATCAGGTAAAAGCTTATCTGAATCCTGGAGAATACGTTGCTGTGATGCTTTACTAGAAGCAGTAAATCTTACTTGGAGTGATTTAGGATACAATGTTCTTAAAGAAGGACAGAACTATTATCTCAAGCTAACTGATTATGGAAAACTCAATAATATCTTTGAAAGTATTATGGATGAAGCAGATGCACAGCCTGAATCCATTAGTGAATATATCAGAGATTGGTTGAATGGTTATTTGAATATTAGCAATTGGGGTCAGCGTGAACCTCAATTAAATGCATTGATCAGTGCCGTTGAAAATTCTTATCGTCGTGACGGTGGTAAAAAGGCATTGAAACAACTTGCTCAGTTTTCATATGCTGCAGCTAAAGCTAATAAGGGTAAAACTACAACACAGGCTCAAACACAAGCTCAGCCACAACAAGATGCACCAAAAGATACTTCTCCTCCTGCATCTACTCCCCCATCTGCTTCTAGTAGCGAACCCAAAACCCCGCAACAAATTTTATCTGATATCGCCGTGTTGTATAAGAAAGATCCAACAGCCGGGTCTGAATTGATAACCAACTTGATCAAAACTTACGCTGGTGCTAAACCTAAATAAACATAGCCCAAACCTGATTTTTTTAGCCTAGGCATAAATACTTTTATGAGACTTTGATCTCACATTACAAAAGGAAAATACACAATGGCTCAGTTTACAAAGGTAAATGGTGACTATCAACCAGTCATGCACATGGACTCACCATCCTACACTAACAACGGTCTTAACGCAGTTGTTTCAGGCGTAGCAGTTCAACCACAAGGCCCAAAGCTCGACTATTTCACTACTTCAGCAGCTTCAGGCACTAACTTCAGCACTACTCAGATCAATGTAATGGTCGAAACTATTCAGCAACTCGCAACCATCTACATCTATCAGTACACTTCAGCTTCAACTGACACTTTTGCATACGCAGTATATCCAGCAGGTGCTTGGTATGTTGACAACAGCGGTCCAAACGGTTCAGGCAGCAACGTAGTAGCAGCAATCAACGCAGCACTCACTGCAGCATCAGTAGCTAACACTACAACTGGCGCACTCGGTGCAACTTTCGTAGCAAGCTCAGACAACTAAGATTTAATCTAGTATCTAAGTTAGAAACCCGGGGATTTATTATTCCCGGGTTTCCCTTTATCTAAATACTACTATGTCACATAGGATCGCCGCTTACACCTTATTTGATATCACTCAGACGGGTGTGATGAATAGGTCCAGACCTAATCAGGATACACAGACTGATATTGATCAATGGCTATATAAACGCAACACACAATGCAACTTTGATACTCTATTGCAAGTTATATCGATGCGTAGTCAGCCAGAAGTCATAAAATCTCCAATGAAACATGATCTCTCTGAAGAAGAATTAAATGAATTTGGTTTTCTATATTCTAGCGAAGAAGATAGGATACGATACTATTGGAGATTTGAATTTGATGTTCAGCATTCAAGCGTCTTTGAGAACGGCATCACAGAATTAGGTTCTCTTTATAGTGACTGTGAAGGCGTTCCCATGATACTGTGTAAAGATCAGATAGATAAAATTCCAGCATTCTTAGACATCTCAAGCGAACTAAGAAATATATATTTCAAGCTAGTATAGCATTAAATATACTAAAAGGAAAACACATGATAGAAGTCACCAAAGTTGATAATCTTGATTTCATGATGCGGGACGATGTTCTAGAACAACGGGTCAAGCGAGTGATGGAGAAATTTGTAGGTACCGAACTGGTAGAAGAGACTTGCGACCATTTAATGGACGAGCTCCTAGCAGAATTCGGAAAAGATGCAGATGCGAAGGTCATGGTTGATACAGATACGGGAGAGATAGAGATTACTGTGCGTAATCTAATCGGTGTCTTCATGACATTTTCGTCACTAACATTGTTTAGCGAGAAGTAACACCATGCGAAGCGGTTATAGTTTAGACAAGTTTTTTGAGACTGGTCTCAAGTCTGAGATCCAGGATGTACTTATAACCAAAGATAAACATAATCGCTATTCCTTGTTCGGTAAATATCGAATCATTCCTTTAGACACTGGATGTTACAAAGTAACGCACGGATCCATCGAACCATCACTGGAGTTTGTTCAACTCAAGAACGCTGTTATCTGGTGCACCTTACATAATGCTAGAAAATATAAAGAAGCACAACGGATCGCAGAACTAGATTTGAAACTTTCTAGCATAGAGTTCGACCTAACAGTTCATCGTAATATATTGAAACGTGCAGCAGAATCCAATGCTAAACTAACTTACATGATAAAGATACAAGAAGATGTATATAAGAGAAGGCTGATCATAGACGAGATCACCAAGCATCTAAATAAGTCTAGAAACATTCAATCTAATGAGTTTGCTCGGTTCAAAAAGTCCAGAGTTTGAGTTTTTTGATAAATAATATGAAATACGAAAGAGCCAATAGTTATGAATCTCAACGACTTTGACAAAAACAATGCCGCAAAGAAAGCATTGAAAGAATCTTTTGGGTATAACTTCGATCCATCAGGATTGAACAAAGCACAGACCCAGAATATGCTTCAAAGAGTACGCAGACTTATCAATGAGTCTAGGCATTCTCCTGATTTCCATAAGAACCAGCGCAATCCAACACATATGAAGCTAGTATTCATGGAACAAGCCCTTCAGTATCAGTTGAAGAATGCACCGAATACACGCATCGTATTCGAGAATGAAGAAGTAGAAAAGTCCCAGGTTATCTTGGCTGCACAAGACATGGTTGACTCCCTTCAGAAGATGATCGAAGAAGTAAATGATATGTTGGTAAAGGAATTACCTGCTCTAGTCGATTCTATAGAATCTGAGATTGGCGTGAACGAGAGCGGTCAGTTCAACACCCAAGCATCCGAAGCATTGTCTGCTCTCAATACCACGCTACAACAATCAAAGGCTACACTACAGGGTGCTCTAGGCACGATCACCGGTCAAGGTGCAGGTAACTTCGATGCCAATATGATGGGGCCCGAGACAGATGCTATGAATGATATCGAAGACGTGGATTCAGCAGAAGAAATGCCTCCGGCTCCACCTGAACCTCAAGAGCCTGAATCTCCTGAAGGACTAACCGGTAATGTCGGCCGAGCGAAGAGATAACGATGTACCTCTTCGAGTTGGATGATGACGCTTCTATCGCACCGCAAATCGTAGCTCTGACTAATCAGTTAAAGCAAGAAGTCCAAGACGGCGAGATCGATGCTAACAACTACGATATCGGCGAGTTGATCGATTATTTCCAAGATTATGATATCATACTAGATGAACAAGACATCTATAATATGATCAAGGTTCCTCCTCTCAAGGATCTCATCTCTAATATTAAAGGCGGCAAAGTCATCTTCAAGGGTCATACTGAAAATCCTGAAGGCGATAAGACAGAGAAAACCGCTGATCAAGATAAAAAAACAGTAGCCCAGATGGCTAAAAAAGCGATGAAGAAATAACCCAGACCAGTTGTAATATTCTACTTTTCGTAGTATTATTACATTATGGCTATAACCAATAAATTCCTATACGATGAGATGAAGAGAGTAAATGTCGATGGGTCGCGTCGATATCTCACTCCAGATGGTGCTAAGTTGCCCAGCGTGACCACTATCCTAGATGCGACCAAATCAGAAGAATCCAAACAAGCATTAGCAAATTGGCGAAAGCGTGTAGGTCCTGTCCGAGCGCAAGAGATAACAACTGAGGCTGCTGGTCGCGGCACTCGTATGCACAAATGGATCGAGAACTATATCAAGAATGATGAGACAGGTGATCCTGGTAGCAATCCTTACAGCATTCAGAGCCATCAGATGGCTCACACTATTATCTCTAAAGGTCTCATCAACTGTACTGAGTTCTGGGGCACTGAAGTTGGATTGTATTTCCCTGAAATCTATGCGGGCACCACTGACCTAGCAGGAATTCATGGCAATGCTGAAGCTATAATGGATCACAAGCAGACAAATAAGCCCAAGAAGCGTGAATGGATCGAAGATTATTTCACCCAGTTGGCTGCATATGCTATCGCTCATAATGAGGTTCATGGAACCAAGATCCGCAAAGGTGTGATCTTCATGTGTTCCGCAGATAATCAATATCAGGAATTCATCGTAGAAGGCGAAGAGTTTGACAAATACGCTGATATGTGGTGGAAGAGATTAGAAACATATTACTCTAACCAGATTTAAGGTTCAGAACATCTGTGTGATAAATAAGTGTATTAAGGTGACGATACACAGATGGCCATCCTCCAGATTTCTAAAATACAAGTACGATCAGGTAACTTAGTAGATTTACCTCAGTTAGATGAAGCCGAGTTCGGCTGGGCATCTGATTATAAAAAGTTATTCATCGGTAAGATTTCTCCGAATGAGAATGTGGAGGTCCTGACTGGATACTCTCATATCTATTTCAGCCAGATAGATGGCAGTGTCGGCAACCTAAACATCAGCGGCGATGTAGCGAACGGCGAATTACTAGCATATGATGGTAACAATTGGGTAAATCGCGGTGGCAATGCAGGTGGTCTGATCACGCTGGGTTCAGTGTCTAATGTGAAGATCAAAGGTGGATCGTCTGGATTTATTCTAGAGACAGATGGTTCAGGTAATCTAAGTTGGACTACCAATGGTACTATCGTCGCAAACATAGAGAATGTTACTCAAGCAAATCCTGCAGTGGTGACCACTGTTCTCGACAACTTCTTTACTATGGGTATGCAGGTTACTGTCACCGGCGCTCCTGGAATGACCCAGTTGAATGGCAAGGCTTATTTTGCTAACATTATAACAGCAAATAGTTTCTCGTTGTATCTTGACGAAGCACTCACTACTCCGATCGATGCTACTGGATATAATGCTTATTCATATACTACTGTTACCGGTACCACGCTCTCGGGTAATACGATAACAACCGGAAACTCTGCACTATTCTCACCCAATCAACCAGTTCAGTTCTTAGGTGATCTCTCGACTAGCGGCCTGCAGAACGATGTCAACTACTATGTAAAAACTATATTGGATGGTGCAAACATCACTGTTTCTGATACATTATTACCAAATGGTGCTGCAGGAAATGATTATCCGGTATTCGATTCCTCAGGACTATCTGCTTATATTTATGGCACCGGCGGCCGTGCGATAGCATCTACTTCAGGTGCAGGCGCAAGCAAGGCTGCAGGATCAAACACAGCAGTACAATATAATAACAACGGTCTCTTAGGAGCTGATGCAAACTTTACTTATAATCATACTAGTAGGTTGCTCACAGTAAATGGCAATGCTAATGTAAGTAATCTAAATGCTGCTAATGGCATCTTCATATCAAATACGGCTGCTGGTATTCAGACGGCAACACTAACACATGGTGCTGATGCTAACTTCCAGTTTACTACTCAAAATGGTGTAGCGAATAATGCTGCTGGTAATGAGGTGGGTCGTGCTGGTATGTATTATAATGCACAAGGTTGGGATTCATTTACTCAGTATGTCAGAGGATCCGGCAATCAAAATGGCTATCAAACACTCTGGGCAGCAAACACACCCATCGCTAATATCAACTCCGGTGGTTTAGCAGTTGCAGGAAATCTAACAGCGACAGGTAATATCACAGGAGCCAACCTAAACACAGGCGGCACACTGTCTGTTACAGGAAATGCAACTGTAGGAAATCTCACCGCATCAGGTAATATTGCTGCAAACAATGCTACCATCACAGCAAATATGTCAGTTGGCAACATAGTGGCAGGTAATCTTGTAACTACGGGAGAGGTTATAGCTGGCACGGGTGATGGTACGATTGGATACACTGCACTCATACCGGGTGATGCAACACATACCGGATATTTGGCTTTTTATCTTGCAAACAGCACTAGAGATGGATATGTGGGATATGGAACTTCTGCATTGCCTGGATCGCTAAACATATGGACAGATAGAGCCACGCCGCTGGCTTTTGGTACCAATGGTAATACCCGAATGTTAGTCGATGAAAACGGCAATGTAGGTATAGGTAATACTGCACCCAATAGTGCGCTAAGCGTGAGCGGAGATGCTTATATCTCGGGTAATTTAATTGTTGGAAACTTTAATGCAGGCAATACAAGTGCCACCAGCGGTAACTTTACTACTATAACTGCTACAACAGGCAATATCACAACTATCAATAGCGGACTATTAAAGAACGGTACATCAAATGTAACTATTGCACCCAGCGGTAATGTCTCGGTATTTACAGCAGGTAATGCGACTGCTCAACTCGCGGTGACTGCAACAGGCGCGAATGTTCCAGGAACACTCACTGCAGGCTATTTCTCAGGTGACGGCAGCAATCTAAGTAATCTGCGCCTCGCGAACGGAACCTCTAATGTCACGATTCCTGCAGCAAACGGCAACATCAATGCATCTGTAGGCGGCAACGCGAACGTAGTAGTTATCACTAGTACCGGTATGAATGTATCAGGTACATTGAATACCACCGGTGGCATCAATACAGGTAATGGCGGCGGCGGAAATATTTCTGGTGCTAATGTCATAACAGCTAATTATTTCGTGGGTGATGGTAGCAATCTTACTAATATAAGAACTACACTATCCAATATCTCCAACGGAACCTCTAATGTTAGCATATCTGCGGTGAACGGAAATGTAACCACATCGGTCAATGGTACTGCGAATGTATTCGTGGTGACTGGCAGTGGTGCGAATATTGCAGGATCACTGACGCTGTTTAATCAGGCTAGCTTGAATCCTTACAAATATATACAATTGGACTCCTTGTTAGGAAACTTGCAGGTATTAAATACCGATAAAACTACTACTATTTTTAATCTTACTGATGTTGGTGATCTATCTGTTCCAGGAAGCATCACTACTGCAGGAATAGATGGTGGCGGACAGTTTAATGCTACATTCGGTAGCACTAACTTCATGCTGCGAAATGATGGTTCAAATGCATATATCCTAAAGAATGGATCAGGAAGCTCTGGGTATGACACTAGCCGCCCATTCACAGTAAATCTAGCCAGCGGAGCAGTCACTATTGATGGGACTAGTGCGGGAACAACATTAGGTGGACCAGTTACTATTCTCAACGGTCTATATGGACCTGCATCAACATCAGCATACGGTGTTTATGCCAATCCTCAAGGTTCTCAACAGATCGGAGGATATCTTCAAGTTTATGGTTCAAGCTCTCCTTCACAGCCCGGCAATGTAATTATTGGGTCTAATTATATCAACACCCTGGCTATAGGACCTGCAAATGCTACAGTGAATGGAAATCTTACCGTTACTGGAACAATAACAGGTAGCTTGAATGGTACAATCACAAATTCAGTAAATGCTAACTTTGCAAACTATGCAGGAAATGTCACTGGTGCGACACAAGGAAACATCACTAGCGCATCAAATCTCGCAGCAGTAGGTACTATTACTTCAGGTACATGGAATGCTAGGTTTGCGGCAGGATTAAATGCTGCAAATCTCACTGCATTAAACGGTGCAAATGTGACTGGAACTGTAGCGAGCGCATCATATGCGACAAGTGCAGGCTCTGCTACCAACGCAACGAATGCTACTAATGCGACATATGCGACAAGTGCAGGCTCTGCTACCAACGCAACGAATGCTACTAACGCCACTAACGCAACGAATGCCGTCAATGCTACTAACGCAACAAACGCAGTCCTTGCTACAAAAGCTTCGACATTAGCACAGGGCGGTGGCAGCGGTGCGCCTATGACCTTTGTATATAGCGGTCAAGGTGGACAGCCAACTTGGTTGTGGGGAACTAATGACGGGCAGAATATTGCAGTATGGAATCCTGCTAACTTTTCGGTCAACTATGCGACAAGTGCAGGTTCTGCTACAAATGCGACGAATGCTACTAATGCAACATATGCAGTCACACAGGCCAATGGAACTAATAATACAACTATAGCAACAACAGCATTCGTCAAAAATGCAACTGCTGCTGCGGTAACTTCGAAGTTTATCTACAATCAAACATATTCGGGATCAGGTCTAAGTCCTTATACATATGGGTATAACTGGCAATCGAATGGATTCTTCGAGATTTGGGGACAGATTACCGGAATAAGTTTAGGACAAGCCACTTACAACATCTATTTGCCGATAAGTTTTGATATTACGCCGTTCGGTGTGACTTTCCAAGATATTCAACCCACTTCAAGTGGATCATCTAACTGGATAAACTCATACGCAGTTGGTACAAATGCCCTAACACTAATCATCCAAAGGGGCTCGGGCGCGGGTGCAGGTGTAGTAGGATTATATTTCAGAATTTGGGGACTCAAAACAGTTTCTCCGTAAACTGATCTAACTCTTCAATAACCTTGTCTCCTGTGCTGCCCATTTTTACAAATATATGATAAATATCAGCATCAATGATCACTCTTACTCAGTGAAATCCGTTCACAGTGTACTGAAGTGTTCTTATGCGCCGCCCAGCGCGTATGGCCTAGAACGCCACATAGGAGAAAACAAATGGGTCGTCCTCTAAAAATCGCTAAAGCACAAGCCGTGCTAACTATCACTGGTACAGCAGCATCAGGTAATGTTGTAACAGTATCACAAAATATTTCAGCACCCCCAGCAGGTGCAGGCATCATCGCAAATATGCCATTCGTTGTCGCATCAAATGTCGGTGGTCTATTGGCCGGAAGAGATTATTGGGTTCTAAAAGTATTGTCAGCATATACTTTCACTGTATCTGCGACTCCGTTGAGCGCAAATCCAAACTCAACTCAAGTAACTCTATCAAATACATCAGGTCAGACAGTAGCTGCATCAGTTGGTGTTGTCGATGCATACTTCAACAATCCAAATGGTGGCACAGGTTGGCCAGCAACTAACACTGCGACTTACTCAGTCGTAGGTGGTAACACTGCGATCTACGGTAAGCAGGTACTCTGCAATGTTGGCTTCGGTGTCAATGGTAATGGTACTCTATTTGCTTCAACTTCAAGCAATGTTGTCGTTGGTCTTGGTAGTGATTTCGCGAACGTTGCGACTGGTAGTATTCTATATGCTCACTGGGGTAATAATCCTAATGTAAATATGTTGTTAGGAACTACTACATCAACTAAGGGTAACTTGCTCGTTGGTATCGCAAACTGTGCTGCAAACGGTGTTATCGGTACTTCAGGCAATGCACAGACACTAACTGCTGGTGCTCCTGTAGTATTTGATGCTGCATTCGGTGGCTTGACAACAGGTACTACTTACTTCGTCAAGACTATCGCCAACGCAGCAGCATTCAGCGTAACGACTAGACCAGGTGGTCCAGTACTAACATTGAGCGCAAACAGCAGCGTGACAGCAAATGCAATTCAGAACCGCGTTGTTCTCAGCGCAGCATCTGCAAATAATGCATCAGGTACAACTGGTTACGGCGACCCATACGCTCAAGTACTTCCAGAAGCAGGCTACATTGTTCGTCAGAAGGGCAAGCAGAAGTATCTCGTTAAGGGTACTACAACAGGTATCGTTGGTCAGTGCTACACTGCAAACGTTGCTAATACTGCTCTACTTCCAAACACAATGACTATCCAAGCGACTTATGCTAACTCAGCAACTGCACGAGTGCAGACATTGAGCGATCATAATCTCGGCCTCTTCACTGCAAGCTCTAGCCCAGATGCACTAGCTAACATTGTATCACCTGGTCAACCAACAGGAAACCTCGGTTATATCAATACGTCACCTGCGTTTGCAACGTTCAATACTGCACAGGCGCCTAACGTAGCTAATGCTCAGCCTTATCCTATTGTAACTATCAATAACGCATAAGGTGCATCCCAATGACAACATTATCGGTACAACAAAAACAAACTGAAACCGATATTGCGGTTCTTCAAGTCCAGTATTCAAATCTCACTGAAAAGGTTGATGATTTGAAGACTGGCTTGAGAGAGATGCGGGATATCATTAATGAAAACAATGAAACTACTCAAGCCATGTTAACTAGGTTTCAGAATGAGAATGCGATGGCACATGCTGATACCAATAAAAAGATAACTGCTCTTGAAAAATGGAAATGGATGATCATGGGTGGTGGAATGCTATTAGGCGTTGTTGCCGAACCAATGTTGTTCAAAATATTAGGACTAATACACTAAGTAAGCAAGTTTAATTTTTCTATAACGATATCTATATTAACAGTAGAAAATAGGCCTGGGTGCAACGGTTTAGGATAACTTCCCGATTGCACCCAGGCATATCCTATATGTTCCTCGTTTAATACAGGGACAAACTCTTCCTTGACTTCACAGAAAAATGTATTATATACAAATGTATTATTCACAAATCGCTGTATAGGAATGAGCTTCCATTCGGAATCAAACACGCTGATCTCTTCGCGGCATTCTCTCTCCAATCCCTCTAACAATGTCTCATCTTGTTCTATCTTGCCGCCGGGTATACTCCAGGTTGGATTTCTAGGATCCGACCTCAATAGGTATAGGTATCTTCTCGAAGGACGGCTATAGAAGAAGATGCCAGCGGCGATTATCGACATATGATATTTAGTGAGAGGATTTACTGTCAATTTTATTAGATGACAATAGAGAAGTTTCCTGCTGGATAGAAACCTTCCCAACTCTTTACCCATTGACCATTTGGATTAGCAAATCTATATTGAACCTGTGTCGTTAGATTGGTCACATATTCTATACCGGTAGAGTTCTGGGAATCAAATGCAACAACCCATTGCATCGCATCAGCGTCGAATTGTATGATGTCATTAGCATTGGCGACTAAATCGCCCCAGGCTACTGTAGGACTACCCGGATAGCCAATATTCTCTACGATCAGATATCTCTTTCCTGGTGTAGGTCCTGGCAATCCTGAGTTCGGGCCAGTAACTTGTGGATTTATGACACTCTCGACTGGTTCTAATGTATTTTGTGGTAGTGTGGTGGGATCGATATTGTAAATCAGGAAACGATCATCATTAGGATTGAAACTGATAGTACCTACAATCTCACTATCTGTGAATTCATCATATATCCATATCTGGGAAATTCCAGGACGAACAGCACCGTATACGTTCAGGAATGCTGACCAATATAGATTGGTATTAGGATTGTCCGGAAGTGCTAAATCAGCATTTGATGGGTTGAATGGTTCATTCTCAGGAAGTAGTTGAAGTTGATTTCCGATCAGCAGTAACTTATATCCGTATGGAGTGATTTTCTCACGAGTTCCTAACAACAAATCATCATCTTGTATATCTTGTAATGTAGTTCCTTGATGAATAGAAGCGATGATTTTGTAGATAACACCTAGCTTCTGTAGTTTGGTAGAAGTGCTTATCCATATTGGCATCCAGAACTTCCAAGTCATAACATCTATTGGATTTCCTGTTCCTACTGGAATAGTTTTGCTACTGAAGGTCAATCCATCTTGGAATACTGCAGATAGCGAAGTCCAATCGATAAAGTTATCAGTACTCTGTATCTCTAATGCAGGATTGAAGAGAGTTCCTAACTGCTCTATGATTTGTAGTTTTTGATCATAGTTAGTGGTCCAGAAATCAACAGTAATGCGTAATATGTATGGTACGGGCATTAGTCGTTCTACAGTAAATGCTTGACCTTGTGTTGTCTCATATGATTGAGTATCTGAGTTATATGCTCTCTGGCTCACATTTAGTTTATCTACGAACGTTGGGTCTGTTGTCCATTTCTGATTGTATTCTAACCCGCTTATATAATAGGTTATCATGGGTGCAGTAGGTAGGTTGCTCGCAGAGTTATTAGCAATGACTGTAGCTGCTTGTCTACTTTGATCTCCATACATGATAGGAACACGTACTAGGATAGGATTGCCTTGGGAATCATTTCCTCTCGTCACTTGCCAAGAGCTAAAAATCTTTGCGAACTGGATCAGGAATCTTCGGATTTGCCCGTCATAGAAATACTGTGCCATATATAACCTTTATGCTTTCGGTGGCAGTGTTGGTTTCGGTGGCTGAAGGATACTTGATAGTGGCTGTGCTTCCGGAACTTCTGCTTGTTCATTATTTAAGTATATTTTCTGTGGGTTATTAATAAACGATGAGAGCAAGGATTCATTGGCGATGGAATCAAATCCTGTCTGCGTCCTGACATTCTGGCTTATTTGTACCCAGAGCGTACCGTCCCAACGATATAATAGCTGTGGTAGATAATCGATACGCAAGAAATAGTCTCCGACTTGCGGATCCTGTGGGAATGAGATACCAGAACCAGACAAGAATCCGTTTGGAGCAGTGCCGTCCCCTGTCATATATCCAGCACTATAACCAAACGATCTGGGAGTCGAACGAGTTATATATTGGAATCCAGGAATACAGTCAGCACGATAGTCCATATTCAGTGTCACATCTCCTGAGAAGCCAGGTGCGACTGGATCCTGATCAGCAGTAGCATATGTATTGTCTGCAGTACCGTAGGGTCCTGTGATCGCTCCCATAGATTCCGCGACCAGCGTCTTTAATCCGCTCACCAATCCAGAACCAGTGCCAGTCCTTTCCGGTGTCTCTTGCGTGACATATAGTTGTGTTTGACGGAATAGATTGATCTTATCCATCAACTCAGCAGGATTCGCTCCCATATTCCAGATGTTCTGCAATGCTCTCTGGCTGATGCGTATACCTGCAGCCTTGCTCTTATACTGTGGATTGTTTATGATAACAACATTACCGGAAACAGGTACAACCATTGATTGTGCATTAGCAGTATCAACAACTATATCATACGGTGGAGAAGGTTCATTGATCTGTTTAGATAGAACATGGTTCGATGAATAAGTGCCGTATGTAGGTATGACATAGAGTTTTGTTGTATCATAACCAGATTTCGGAACTAACTCTTCTGCTTCCTTCAATACAGCATCATTGATCGCTATATTCTTGTTGTATGTGGAGATGATATTCGATAGGTTGTTATCTGGTTGGGGATCCCAGAATGCACTATTGGGAGGATATGTTCCTGCAGGAACAGGTTGTTTAGATTGATACACGACGCCCCCGTAAGTAATGGTATAGCCCGGTGGATAAGTTTTTGCGGGATCATAGTCACCCAGATAGTTATCTTTGTTGATAGGTTGATTGAGGATGTCTGCGAACTCTTCAGAATTCACGAGCGGCTCGCACTTGATGCGCCATAGATGCGGATACCAGGTCTGAGTGAATCCTTCGCTGGCAAAGTTAGCATCAGTGATCTGCATAAATCTCTTCAACGCTACAGGAATAGTCTCGTCTAATGGATTGTAATCTAATAGATGCGGTAACTCCAACACATCTCCAACCATCAACTTACGACCGATAATATCGATCATATCGTTATAATGAACAACAACAAAGATGATGTCATTGTTCAGAAACAATCCGAACTGGCTGAGATCGAAATCCAAATTCTGAACATTGTAGTGTCCGCGCAAACGATAGATGTTAGGATCATACTTCCTATTTCTGTTCTCTAAGAATAGTAGATCCTGAATTTGTGTAGGACTGGGTGCTATGTATTGTGGCTGTGTTGGATCGGTAGATGGGCCCTGATCGGTGATACCTACATATTTATGGATATACAGGTCTGTACCTCCGACGGTTAACATCTCGGAGATATTTCGGTCTAAGAACCGATAGTCGTTCTGTTTATTTGCTCTCCAGAGTGATAAGCGTGGCATACTATTATTTATTAGTATTCTCTGGTAAAAGATTTGGATATCTGTAGATTTACTAAATATTTGTATATAATGAAAGAGAAACCCCATGAAGAAGTTTTTTGCTTCTGTGATTATGCTCATGTCTTTGCTATTCGTCTCCGGCTCTCATGCTGCTGAGATAAAAAGCGATAAACTAAAAAATGGTATCAATATCATAACTATCATAGGAAATATCGAGCACGGTGATGGTGATACTTTCCGTAAAATCGCATTAAAGATCAATGACGGACAAGTAGTCGTCATGCTAGGCAGCAATGGCGGAACATTATCTGATGCATTAGAGATCGGCAAGACGATCAGGTTCATGGAATATGCTACATATGTGCCTAAGGATGTTCCGTGTAATTCAGCATGTGCTTTGATCTGGGTAGCAGGATCCAGACGCATGTTAGATAGAGAATCCAGAGTAGGATTTCATGCTATCTATGTGAATAACAACGGTGTGAAGCAGGAATCAGGTGCTGGTAACGCAGTTGTCGGTAACTACCTATCTTCGTTTAATCTCAGCGAGAATGCTATCATCTTCATGACTTCCGCTTCTCCAACAGAACTGAATTGGATCACTGCTGATAATGCAGCAACTTATGGTATCGATGTCACAGTGGTCGATAAAACTGCAACAACATCTGCACAACCCGTAATCGAAACCGTCGATGGATGGCAGATCAGCGTAGACCAGACGGTAAAGAACGGTTGCTTTGCTATCGGATACTATCCTGATTTTGCTTTCCGTGTAGGTTATGATGAAAATCGTAGATTATATGTCATCATGGCAGGCAAAGGCTGGACAGTCAATGCTGGTCAGCATTATAAAATCTATATCACATTGGATAAAAATAGACCATGGATCGGTGATTTCGTCGCGATGCCTATGGGAAGTCTGACTGTGCTACGAGGACTATCCAGACCAGAGTTCCTATCAGAGTTTGCTGCTGCCAAGAGAATGATCGTATCTTATAACGGTAAGCCCATCTCAATGGTAAATCTTCCTTCTACGGACAAGATGGTTTATCGCCTCGCTAAATGTCAAGCAGACCAAGACAAAGACCCCTTTCACTAAGAGATATCACTGAATGAATGAGCCTACCTTAATCGAAACGATGTCCAAGAATATATACGACTTCTTACTGACCATATATCCAGCAGATTATGATAAAAATGAACTGATGCGATTGGCAGAACGCCGCGCTACGACTTTGTATATACAAGATGTCAGACATGAGCGTGACATGAAAAAAAATGAGGAAAAAGGCAAATAAGGCTTGACTTCGGGTGCCCATTTTGTTATATTGAATCATAGAGATTGAACAGAGGAACTCGCAAATGGGTATCTACGTTTACACGCTTCGCAAGAACACTCTCACTGCTACTGACGCCGAAATCGGCGCTCCGGTTCAAATCGGAGTCACTGCTTTCGCTTACAAGGAATCTTGGAACCGCTGCGGTGCATACAATCGTATGACTGCTCGTATGCATTCTATGGCTGAACGTGCCCGTGATGCTAATCCTAATCTCGTGCTCGTGACTTTCGGCAACCCTAAGGATAATGATTTTGACCGTCACGACAAGATGGCAGTGTATCGCGTGAAGCCCACGATGACTTCGTTCTACGACACCGAAGCCCCGGGCGAGAAGGTTGGATATCTCTTCAAGCAGGGTCGAAAGTTTGTGTTTGAGCGCATTTAAGGCTTGACTTCGGTCTCCCATTTTGTTATATTAAATCATAAGCTGATGAGAAGGGGAACTGCTATGAAAACTCGTAACTTCGTTCAGAAGAACCTCTTCAAGTTCAACAAGCCCAAGGTTGTCCCTGACAAGAAGAAGGCGGCACAGCGCCGCGCTTGTCGTAAAAATAACATGGACTGATAACATGACAATAGCTTGCATCTGCCGCAAGATAGACGAAGCGAGCTTCAACTCAGAGGAAGCACTGCGAGAACGCATCATGCGCGGTGATATCAAGTGTGGTCAATGCCAGCTACGATATATGATGACCTTCGATGTCTGGACTCCGAAGGTGCTCCAAGAAGAAGATAGTCAATAAAAAGGTTGACATTCTTTCTGATCTATCATATACTGTATAAGTAAGTTCAGTCACGGAGAAACACATGGCTCGTCCTAAAGGCAAACTCAACATCAATCGCAAGATGGCGGTTGTTAGCAAGTCGACCAACACGCTGGTGAAGGATCTGAATCCTAAGGATGTCGATCTCACTCACTATGGCACCGAACCTAACTTCTCTGATCATCAACCTGATCATGAGCATCGCCAGTCTCAACTGGTTCATGCATATAACTGGTATTCCAAGTTCTACGGTGCTAAGGAAGCTAAGGACTTCCTAGTTCGTTATCTGGAAGACAACAAG